CGCGAGCGTTATCAACCCAATTCGGGTAGGGCCGACCCGCTTTTGCAGCCGCCGCCTTGGCAGATGCCTTCTGCGCGGGGGACAACTTCTTGGGCTTGCCGAGGGATGCGGGACGCTTGCGGTCCCAAACGGGCTTCTTCATGTCAGCACTTCCATGCACGGAGGGCTTTGTTTACACGGGAATTGGGGTCGTTGGCGGTCTTGGCCGAGGTCAGCTTCTTCTTCATGCCGCTCATCCTGGCGCAGAATGACCGCTTCCTCGCTCCGCCCTCCGGCTGCGGGGGCTTGAGGGTGCCGCCGGTCGCGGCCTTGTAGCTGGCCCGGCCCTTGGCGTTCAGCCCGCCCTTCGGGTTCTGGCCTTCCTTGCGCTGCCATGCGGGGGTCTTCGGCATCAGTCTCTCCTATGAGTTGAGAAGGAGGAAGACGACATCCTCGTCATCCTCGCGAAGGGCAATCTCCCTGTCCAGCGTCGCGCGCAGCTTGGCGTTGACGGCTCGGGACAAGCGCTCCTGCTCGGCAAGGCGGGCTTCCAGTTCGTTGACCCGCCTCAGTTCCTTGCGGATCTTCCTGACGGCACGGTCGCCAAGGATCTGCTTGGCAAGGATGTTGGTGCTGATCGTGGCGGCGGGCGCGATGACCTCTTCGTTGACCACCACCTGTGGGTTGAGGTTCTCTGGCGTGACGCGGAGGTAGACGCCGGGCGAGACCTGACGGATGAACGATCCCGGAATCTTTTGGTAGGACGCCCACCGCTGGAACTTCTGGGGTACGGACGGGCCGGTCTGGACCGGCGGGACGACACCGTAGCCCCACGAATCCGACCATGAAGTACCCCATGAGTCGCCCCAGGAGACGAACATCACACGGGGTTCCAAGGATCAGCGGTGGTGCCGGTGCCCTTGACCTGAACGTCGTTGACGTACTGGATGTTGGCGTCCACCTGACCCGCCACCGTGAAGGCAAGGCTGTCGGTCTTGGCCTTGATTGCCGTGACCTTGGTGTCGGTGGTGGAGAGATCGGATGCCGTGGCGAGGCCGCTCTGGATTTCCGTCACCGCATCGGCGGCGATGGATGCGGCGGTGATCGAGTTGCTCGCCAGCGAGGAGACCGTCACGCTGTCGCCCGGCAGCGAGGCGAAAACCTCCTCGCGAACGTCGGTCGGATCCGCACCCGAAGCCGTGACATGAAGGACGAAGTCGCCCAGCGTGTCGGTGTGCGCCGTGGTCAGGGCCAGCGAGTACCAGCCGTCGCCACGCTCGGTCACGGTCGGGGTGATTGACGCGAAGGCCGCACCGTTCTTGCTTGCCGAGATCGTGAGCGTGAGGCCGGTCTTGCCGGTGATGTGATCGGTGCTGTCGGTCATCAGCACCATGAGGTTGCGCGCCGTCGATTGCTTCAGCATGGCATCACCTGTTCACGACGCGGGAGCGGGAGTAGGTGTTCCCGCCAGCCGGGGCAGAGGGCGGCGGGTAGTGGAGAATGGTCGCCTCTACGTCGAAGTTGATGAAGGTCGAGTTCGACCCCGTGGCCTGCGTTCCGCCAGCCACAAGCGTGGTTCCAGCGACCAAGGCCAGACCGTCGCCCGGCTTGATGAGGATGCCTGAACCGGCCTCTGCGCTGAACAAAAGGTCGTTGCCGAGGCTCGACCGTTGCATCCCGATCTTCGTCTCGCCAATCGCCGGGAAGATATTGGTCATCAGGGCGCGGCTCAGGGTGCCCGCATCGACCTGTGCCTTGTTCCATGCCGACAGAAGAACACCCGTGGCCTGATACGTGAGCCCATGCGTCTCGTAGTAGTCGCTCTGCCACTCGCCCGAGATGCGCGGCTGCAACGGCCCGCCCTTCACGACGAGCGCGGATGGGATGCTCTTGGAGGTATCGGGCTTGATCGGGGTGACCGTGTCGCCGCCGAGGCCGATGCCAGAGACGCGGCAGATGCGAAGCGCGGGCTGGAGGACAGCCTCTCCGTCCATCGGCAGCACCCAGAGCTTCACGGCCAGCACGACGCCGCTGCCGCTGCCGTTGAAGATCGCGAAGACAGCCTCGCCCAGACGACGGTCGGTCGAAAGGTCGGTGGACCGACAGATGTACGTTGCGCCCGTGGCGGTGTTCGTCACAACCGCTGCGGTCTGCATCGAGTGCTGCGAGCCGTAGCTATCTTGGAACAACCCGATGCCCTGACCTTCGCGCAGGATGATCGGCTCCACATCCGCGCTCTCGCCGCCGCGCCAGATGTCGGCGTAGTGGCCCTTCTGGTGCGTCATCATTGAGCCGCCATAGGTGCGGCTGGAGAACTGCGTGTTGGCGGCGGTGAGCGAGTACGCAGGCGCGTCAGCGATGCGGCGAAAGGTGTCCGTGGCCGTGACGCTGTCGGGATTGTTGGCAACGACGACCTGAGCGGGGAGGCTTGCGTCTGACGTGTCCATCAGGATTGGCGTCACCGTGTCACCGCCAGAGAGCGCCGTGATGCGCGCGATGGACATCGACGCCGCTCGACCCACGCCAGCGGTGTTGTTGCTGATCGGTGCCGATGGCGACACGCGCAGCGAGACAAGCTCGAAATACCGCCGGTCGTCCGAGGTCTCGTTGTTGAAGATCGCCAGCAGCGCGTCCTCAAGCGGGCGCACATCGACAGCGTCCAGCTTGAGGTACAGCGTCTCAGGCATCCGGCGTCACCACGACGAACTGGCTGTAGCGCGACGGCACCTTGCACCCAGGGCAGACCACGGGTGGCGAAGCGGGGCCAAGCCCACCGTTGAGATCGTTCTCGATGCGAGCGGCGAAGTCGTCCTCGACCTCGAACTCGTGCAGGCACGTTCTGTGTCGCAGCGTCTTCATTGTCAGCTCGCGGCGTCGGTGAACTCGATCTCCAAATCAGCCGTGCCGACTGCGCTGGTGCCCGAGTGGAACAGATGCACGCCCTCGCTCGACCGGCAGACCAGCGGCTCGACGTTGGTATCGCCATAGCCCGCGTTCCAGATCTCCGCGAACGGGACCAGCGTCAGCCAGTTGGCCTGCGTCGTACCCGCCACCACCGGCTCCTCGTTGACGAACAGGAAGCGGCGGAAGATGTCGCTGCCGGTGACCGTGCGGTTGGTGCCGCAAGTCGTGTTCGCGTCGAGAGCCGAGGAGTTCGTGTCGTGCTTGACCGGGGTCACAGCGGTGCCAGCGGACGCTGCCGTGATGCGGCGCACCTGAGCAGTCGTGATGACGCCCGTCACCGCGCCCGTGCCGTTGTTGAACCAGTAGCACCTGTAGACCCGGATCACGCGGGCCGTGCCGGTTGCGTTGAACACATCCAGCATGTCCTTGCTGGAGGCATACGCCACCGCACCAGAGGTCGCTCGCCAAGTCGCTGCCATGTCAGGCTCCCATGTCGATGATTGTCTTGCCGGTGCCCTGCGTCGCGCCGAACACCGTGATCTCCCCGCGCCCGTCCATGCTCGGGCCAGCAGCCCATTGCTTGATCCGGTTCTCGTTGAGCGCGCGGACGCTTGCGTCGAGGTCGTCGCGGATGTCGCCCGGCATCAGACCGATGCGCCGCCCCGCTTGGATCTTCAGCATGAAGTCCTTGCAAGCGCGCACATGACGCTCGGCAAGGGGCTGCTCCGTCCTTAGCAACCAGCAATCCATTGCCGGTCGCCACTCCATCGCTGGCTGCTTCATTGCATCATCCCTCCGGGTACGACCTCGACGCCCTCTGCCCTTCCATCGGCACCACGAATGATCCTTCGCGGCGCGCCCATGGACTGCATGAGGGACTGGATCATCTGCATCATGCGCTGGTCACGCGCGGCATTCTGGGCGTCCATCTGAGCGATCATGGAGCGCACATCCTCGCCCATGCTCGTCGCAAGCTGCTGCGTGGACGAAGTCACGGCTTCGATGGCCGGGACATCTGCCCCCGAAGCACCGATGCGCGCCACCATGATCTTCGTGTCAGACTCCATCTTGGCCTTCTGGGCCTCCATGGACTGCTTGGCGGCAAGCTCCTGCTGGACGCGCACGTTCTCGTATTCCTGCTTCATGCGCGCGATCTCGGCCTCGTTCTGGATTCGCATCTCCTGCAACATCCGCTCGTTTTCGATGCGAAGCTGCTGAAGCTGCTGGTCCCCGACCATCTGCGCCTGCTTCATTTGCTGATCGACTTGCATCTTCTGCGCTTCGATCTGCAACTGCTGCTGCGCCGACTGGGCCTCTAGCTGGAGCTTCTGCTGCTCGACCTCGACCTTAGCCTGCTCGGCCACGACCTTCGGATCCGGCGCAGGTGGCGGAAGTTCGTCCACAGATCGCGGAAGAATGCTGTCAATGCCGTCA